TACTTCTTGCCCTAGTGCTCTAGATCTTTTTTCTATAGCAGCGATTTGATCATGGGCATCATGTATATCTGTTCTTAGGTCTGTACGAATTGTTCTCGCATCATCTTGTGCTGCACCAACTAATTCTTTTACAGCAGACATCTCTGTCTCTATGTTGGTTTTTACTGAATCTAATTCAGATTCTACTACTGTTTCTATACCAGTAAGTTTTTCTTCTAGTACATCAAGTTTTATAGTAAAACCAGTAAGATCAGGAGCCACGTAGCCATTTATTTTTTCTTCCATTGCTACCCAACGAGCATAACCCTCAAAACCAGCCCATATGCCACCTCCGAGAGTTCCAAGTAACGGTAGTATTAATAGGAGTTTGCCACCCCTAATTTTAATTCCTTTATATTCTACCTCATTACTCATACTGTTGTCCAATCATTTTTTCTATTTGTAGATTTGATCGTACACTTATATAACTTCCTAACGGATCAGGTAGAATTGCATCAGTATAAATATCTTCTGGTACATACCATGTTGGCTGTACTTGTACCACCTGAGATTGGTACGTTGTTATATTGGGTCCTAATGCATTTACAAGAGCTAAAGTAGTAACTTGTGATACAGGGTCATAACTATTAGGTAACCCTTCTATAATCTGTTTTGCTTTTTCTTGTTTTTGTTCTTGCTCTTTTGTTGGTTTGTTCTCTGCTACTTCTTTAGGTTCTTCTTTCGCCTTTTCCTCAACCACTTGCTTTTCTTCTTTTGGTTCTTCCTTAACCTCTTGTTTCTCTTCTTGTGCTTCTTCCTGTACTACTTCTTTTTCCTGCGGTTCCTCATTAACTTCTTTAGCTTCCACTGTACTGCTAGTAGTTGTTTTTTCTTCTGCTTCAACTTCATTCTTAGGTTCTTCTTTAATCTCAGGAGTCTCCATCTCAGTGTTAGCAACTTCTACGGTCTCCTCTATATTCTCTTGTGCAGGCTCTTCTACAATTGGTTGTGCTTCTATCTTCGGCTGTTCCAATACTTCTACAGGTTCTTGCACATCATCTACAGTAACTTCTAACTCCTGTATTTCTGCTACCATGGTTTCTACTTCTACCATTACTTCTTGCATGGACATTTCCCCCATATCCATATCCTGAAACATACCCTCAGAGACACCAATACTTACTGTTTCAGGCATACCCGGTTCAAAATCATCTGTCATAGACATGTCTGGCATATCTAAATCAATCATCACCACATCGTCTATGTTTATTTCCTCAAAACTATCTTCGTTTGGTACTGTTACACTTGTATAACTATCTACAATAGTTTGTGTTATTTGTTCCTGAGCTTGCAATGGTTGTAATACTTCTACCCATGTTTCTACAGTTGTAGTTATTACATTATAATTAACTGTGTAGGCTACATTATCAAAAAAGTAATTATTTGCTCCGCCTATCCTTATAAATACTTTATCTAAATCTCCAGCAAAGTCATGTAAACCTGAATACGTTGTTGGAGTTTGGTTATTTTCTAAGGTTATTGCTCCTGTATCCCACTGGAGTATGTTATCATTATAACCTTTTGTTTGAAAGTACCCTGTTGTGTTTGCTTGTGAATGGTACATTTGTAGTTCCCATTCTAGTGTACCTCCGTCAGATATGTGAAACTCACTTATATCTACATACTGATCAAATGTTGTTAGAGAATTTGATGTGCCCTTACCACATCTTCCGGTTCCAAAGTAGTTACTGCAGTCTGGCATACTTGCGGGGCCAAGTCCTCCCCAGTCATAGTCCATATCTCCGTGTTTGGTGTTGCCCACAATACCTGTGTCTGCGTGGAGGATGTCTTCTGTGGTTTTGTTTTCCACCGTTGTAGTCGTTTGCGTAACTTCTCTAACATCGCCTTGTTCTTCTATTTCCTGTACGACAGTGTCGCCTTCTTCTAATAACTGTGCCTGACTATATGAAGAGTAATATAAGAAGAACAGAGAAGATACCAAGAGCACCTTCATCGGTAATAATTTCTTCATTCCTTACATTCTCCTTTACCCATTTATCATAATCGGGTCTCTTCTCAGGATTCTCTGCCCAACCTTTTGCAGCATCTAAACCAATCTTACCGAAGTATGGACAGGGCGTACCTGCCATCTCCATCGCTTGGAATACACGGGAATCTTGGCAGAGCATGGCTACAGCCCCGACCTTCATTCCCATTCTGTATAAAGACCTAGATAATTTAAGTCTTTCACAGTTTAAGTCTCTTATCGCTGTGCCACCAGCTAAACCTAGTATCTGTGTTTGCACTGCTGCACTTGCTGCAAAGCTACAAACATCTTGATTATTTACCACAACCGATGGGGCATTTGCTGTGCCAACCGTTCTGTCTACCGTAGTAGTGCCAGATACTGTGCTACTCGTTGATGTCACCGTATTTGTCTGGGCCAAAGATTCTCCTTGCCCAAAACTTATGCAGGCCACCAATAAAATAGCTAACCACCATTTGTGCATTTCTAATCCTCACCGTTGTCTTCCACTATAGGCATTGCCGACTTGCTTGGCATAAGTACAATTCCATGCAGTGCCTTTACATCATGTTCTTGTTTTTCTATTTTACCAAGGCCAACCCTGTCTAATAGCGTTTGTGCAGCCTTTAATCTGAGTTCTTGCCTAGGGTTTAACCCATCATCGTTCATAGATTCTACTACCCTAGATACAGCAGTAGCCGAATTAACGGCTAGTTCTCTTTTGGATATATCTACAATTTCGTCTGCAAGGGCTTTTACAAGCCAAGTTCTAGAAGAAGGAGAGTATCCCGCTTCCTCACAGGCTGCGGATATATTGCCTTTGTTTACGAAGAGAGCATCAAGAAACTTCTTTTGTTTCTCTGTAACTTCCTTTTTCTTTTCTGATAAAAGTGCTGTACTCACCCGTAAGTCTTTGCCTTTCTTATTCCGCCACCTTTGGCGTATTTTTTAATGGAGCCACCAGATGAAAAGCCATCTCGCTTCTTTAAACGAGCCCTATCAGCTTTTGATACTTTTTCAGCAGCATCAATAACAGCAGCTTTTTCTCCTGTTCCAACTTTACGACTTGCCAATTTTTCTACAGCATTAGCTAGTTTTCCTATAGAAAAAGTATTGTTTTCTTGTGCTCGTTTAAATAAAACATTGTTAGCATTTATTCTTCTAGTTTCTTTTTCATTAATTTTACCAGTTTTTTTATTTTTAACTACTACAGGAAGGCTGTCTCCCACCCTTACTGTTGTTCCAAAAAACATACCTCTTCTTACTGCAGTGCTCATCCGTAACTCCTCGCCTTTCTCACTCCGCCACCTCTAGCGTACTTCTTAACATACCCACCTTTAGCTTTACCTTCTGGTAAATTTAAATACTTTGTAAACTGTGAACTTGTCATCTTATCTATGTCTTTATTAGTAAAGCTATTTTTAGTAGCACCATCTTCATTTAATCTTGAAGCTATAGTAGGGGTTTTATCTGTAGGTTTTTTTGATGGTGTGACCCCAGATTGTTCCATAGCTTCTTGTGTTTTCTTGGTGATCCCTACTGTAATCTCAGCCATAGGTTTGTGCCTTCCTTATTCCGCCACCTTTAGCGTACATCTTCTTGTGGACCTTACCACCACCCATCATCTTTTTCTTAGCTTTGCCACCATAGGCTTTGTAGCCCATTTTGTTTCGTACAGGTGTAGGTAGTTTTCCTAGCCCTTTGTTACCTGATGGTACATCTTTTAGTTTGCCACCCATTGCCATACCTTTTTGTTTAATGCCATAAACTTTTACAAGTTTAGCTATATTTTTTTTTGTCATAGGCTCATCCGGTGCCACTTTTAATAAAAAATTAATAGTGGCTGCCATATCTAATGGTTCTACCGGAACAGCTACACGTTTTGGTTTACCGTCAGCCATTATCTACTTATACCTCCGCACACGCATAACAATTAATTTCTAGGC